AGGCGTGTAGTTTATTTCTATTCTCGCTGGTTGTCTCTCCTTGGCTATAAAGCCGTCTTCTACATCGTTTTGGTAGTAGTGTTTAAATATCTCATTGTTTCGAGGTGAAGCGGGTACAGTAAACTGCTGCGAGAAGTCAGTAAATACTTTTGCAATGTCGTTAATGTTTTGAATACTTGAGCTTACTTCTATATTCTCATCATCGAATAAATCTAGTATCTCATCGTTTATGTATATCTGTACCGTCCGCATTATATAACGTAGTTTAGTTGGTTATGGCTGTACTCAAATTCTACCCTGTAATTAATTAGCTTGTCGTTTATATGCTCCTGTAGTTTTACGTTTTGAGTTCTTAGCTTTACAGGCTCGTTATCTAGCATTATCTTTTCGCTTAATAACATTGCTTTCATTACGTTGCTGTAGCTCTCAGGGACGAAGCCTGTATTAGCTGTTATGCTCTTTTTCGCGTTTCTGTTAAATACCTGTCTCCTGTTTTCGTAGATGTCGTAATTAATACTCGAAGGCATTAAGTTGTATTCTGTTCCTGTTGCTTCAAAGTTACGCTCGCTCGCTTTAAAGAAAATAATCTGCTGCCATACGCCGTACTGATTAATGAAGTCACAAACTAAAGGCGTGTACTTAGGTTCGCATATAGGCTCAAAGGTGTAAGTACGTACAGGAAAACCCGCTTCGTATATCTCTACTACGTTAGTTACTCCTACATGGCTAGGGTGTACGTAAGGCACGAATTTAACCCCGTTGTTTAAGCTTATAGAATCTGTTGAATTGTAAACCGCTTGCGTTAAACTTCCTGAGACGTTATTAAAGTAGATACCTCCTCCGTTACCTGTCTCCTGTACATAGTAAGTACCTTCATCTAAAAATACTGCGCTGTCTGTTATTCCGCTTGTATCTCCAAGACTAGGGTTGTATCCTTGCTCGTAATATCCGAAGCCGTCAAAAGCTACATAGTCTGTTGTGGTGTCGAGTACCTCGTTTACGTAGACCTTTACGCGAATAAAACAATATTCATCGTTACCCGCTGCTGTTTCTACTGAAGCACTTGTAAACTTCTGAAAAGAAATATACTCCCTACAATAAGGGCTTATATCAAAGTGCGCTGTAGTTGCTACTGAGCTAGGTATAACTTTGCTTAGTGTGTAAGTAGGTGTACTAGGTACTCCTGAGGGTAGGTTAAAAATATATAGTTCCGCTTTTACGACGTTTCCCACTGAGCTAGTCTTGCTAACTATGTAGGGGCTTCGTACAAATATGCTAGTTGCCATCAGGTAAATTATTAGTTGTGAATTTTAAAAAGTCTTCTAAGTCTAAACCGAACTTCTCTATTAAGTCATCAGGTAATCTCTTAAATGCTGCTTCAAAAGGTTTAGTAAAGAACATAGACGGGGCTATACCTCTAAAATAGATATTACTTGCGATTATCTGAGCCATTGTTTTATATGTTCCCTCTTTAAAGCGCCCCTTATCGTCACGCAGTCTATAACCTCTTTTCTTTACCCATTTCTCTATGTTATTAACAAACGTTCCCCAGGTTCCTTTGTGAGAACCGCTACCAAATCTATAGCGGCTGTTTGGTGCTTGTTGCCCTCTCTTTGTTCTATCCCCTCCGCGTACTTTGCTAGGGTCTTTACCCCTTACACCTTCGTCTTGAAATTTACCGTAATCCTCCATTAAGAATGCTAAGCTAAAAGAGTTCTTTGTTACGTTTAAATCAAAGTCTAACGACCTATAAAGCTCCTTACTCGCGTTCTTTCCTTTTCGCGTTAAGTTGCTACGGCTCGACTTAATCACTGCCTTAGCGAATTTACTCAGCTCTATTTTTACCTCGTCACTTAACATATAGTCATATCGTTAGGTACTAAAATATCGAAGGTAACAGCCCAGCCCGCTAAGTAATTTTCAAACCTTTCTGTAAACGGCTCTATTGTAGGGTCTCCGTCTATTCTGAAAGTTCTTACGTTGTCTCCTCTGTCGAATATCTCAAGCATACGAAGTGCCACAGCTAACTGAGTGTTTAATACGTCTTGTTCGTCGTCGTTTCCTCTGAATATATCTGTAGTCTCGGTTTTGCTTTTGTCTACTATATCCATGCACATAACAGTAACGCTAAACCTTAAGGTGTTGCTTTCCCTGTTTACGCTGTTTACCATTATATGGCTTAAAGGAAAAATAGTCTGCTTGCTTAAGTCAACGTCAAATATATCTCCTTGAGTTACCGTGTTAACGAATACATCAGCATCGAGCTGCGCTTTAATAGTTGTTAGTATGTCGTAGTATGCTGTCATCTTTTAAACTGTTTCTTTATCTCGTTTGTTTCTATTCTGTTTTTTTCGCTTTCAAAAGTGAGGTAGGTAAGAGCTGCTGAAAGTCGGAGTTTAGTGACTTCTTCAAAGTTCCTAACATCTCCTCTAGCGAGTTGATAGATTGAACTATACCAGCCCCACTTTCTCCCGAACTGCGCCCTAGTTGAATAATCTCCCTCCCCTCCTTCTCTAAATAACTCGGTAAAGCTGCTAGTAACTCGCTTCCTAAATTCCAAAAAAAAACCTGTGCGCCTAACACTACGTCTAAAGGCATGAGCTTCATTAGTTCCGCGTATTCATCCGTCCCCTCGTATTGAACAATAGTGTATTCCTCCTTTATCTGAGTTCCTATAGGTCTGAATAATACAGCCATTGCTCTATGCATATTGCTCCAGTCTCCTATGTACTTATCTAAGTCCACGTACTCCCCGAAAGTCATAGCGTCAAGGTCCGGTACAAAACCAAACTTAAAGCCCTTTAACTCGAACTTGTTTACTAGACTTTTCTCTTGAATAAATAAGTTGTCTAGGTGTAAGCATACCTCCTCTACAGAAGAGCGCTCTATCAGCTTTACTTTGTCTGCTGGTATCAAACAAAAGCACTCAATCATTAACGCCTTTAGCTCGTTCTCTTCTAAACCTTTCGCACGTTCTAAAAAGTGCTGGTATTGTGCAAGCGTTATCTCTCTTAAGCTCTCAGGAAGTTGTATCTTAACTTTCATAAATTATATACGTTTAATTGTGTTTTTGTATTAAGTCGGTAGTGAGAGGGGTGGCTAGTTAACTTAGCCGCTATGCACTTAACATTATCCCCCTCCCATTTATTAAGTTGACCTACCTTATATGATATTCTCCCCTAGTCGGGTTTTCTAGTTGATAACTTACAGCGTACCTAAGTGCATCTATAGCATGGTTATATTTGTCCACGGGCGTTGAGCTTTTCTTTTCCAACCAACAGTAATTGTTGAGTTCCTTAATTAAGTCGGTACTGCCCTCATCTATAATTAAATCGAAGTCTTGAAGCAATGCTATACCGTAAGTTACTGAGCCTTGTCCCTTAATTGTAGGCACTATGTTATTACTTACGCTTAACTCACTTATTAACCTAGGCTCTGCTGAATCCGCTACTATTAGACTGCTCCCCGCAAAACGTTTATTTAATTCTGCTATCTGTGAAGTTGTTAACGCTTGCTTATAGTAATGTAGTTTTATATATATTTTCTTGTTTGCCTTGTCTATGCTTGTCTCTACTAAAGTAGTCGGGTCTGCACTAAAGCCGAAGTCTTGCCCGAATACGCTCGGAGCTGCTTGCTCAAACTTGCCTATTGTCCAGTTGCTAAATATAACTCCCTCTGCTTTATCTAACCAGCCTCCTAGTATCTGATGTTTAAACTTCTCAGGTCTTCGTGTGCGTATGTTCTCTATTTGATTAATATAACTTTCGCTGAGGTTGTCTAAGTTGTCTAAATAGGTTGTGTGTATGTAAGTAGTGTCCCCCTTTGTGACGTTGCTACCTTCCTGTATTCCCCTTACTTCAAAGAAGCGGTTATATATCCAATGCTCTTTTGTGCTAGGGTTCATTATTAGTATTACCCTGTTCTGTATTCCTTTCGCCCTTACTGATAAATCTATCTTGTCAAAAGTTTCCTCATCTGTTAGCTCTTCCGCTTCATCCAGGACCCAAGTTGTCACCCCTTGTAAAGATTTGAGGTTAGCTGTTTGGTCTCCTGAGCTTGTCTTAATACCTCTGAACAATATACGGCTGCCCGACTGCTTGTTTATTATTTCGTCCTTAGTTATATGAAAAACGTCTTCCATTCCTAAGAACTCTATTTTCTCCAAAAACTCTGGTATAATAGATACGCCAGCTGAACGCAAAGTATAACGAGTAAAAAGGATAACATGACCTACCTGTTGAGTTAATAAACATAGTAAAGTAGAAATAGCGTAAGACTTACCCGAGCCACGTCCACCTGTTACAATATAGTAACGGCTATCACTATCTAAGACTAAGTATTTTTTATTTATCACCTCTTAGGCGTTTGATAGCGTCGTTAAAATCAAAGTTAGTAGTTAGTTCCCCTTTTACCTCGTTTTCTGTTTTCTTAGGCACGAAGTACTGAGCATACTTAGCGAATAGTTCTAAGTACTTACTAGGACTTTCTTTTAGTACTTGTTTGAACGCATCTTCTATGTTAGGAACTTGCCCCTCTAAAGTTTCTATAAATATCTCTCTCGCTTCTTTAGTGAGCTTATCTTGCGCTCCTTTCGGTCTTCCGTTTTTATTTCCGCTTTCTCCTTTTTTAAATGGCATATAATTGTTATTAATTGTTATTAACAATATTCAATATAGGCTTATTAACTTTTAATTCATATTTAAAAGCATATCGAACTGCTCTCTGTCTATGTCTATTATTTCCACGTCTAGGTCGTCTTCTAAGTGTTCTACGAAGTCTATTATGTATTGTCCGTGTTTTACGTGTTCTATTACCTCTCGCATTAAGTCCATGTCTCCTACTGACTTGTTGAACTTTATGTAGTAGTACATCATTGGTATTGATTAAAAAGAGTTTGTAGTTTATTTAGTACCCCTCTAAAACAGCTTCCGCAGCTTGTAGGCTTAAAGTCGTAGTGTAGAACTCTGTTATATATTTTTACTAGTTCCTTTTGTTCGTCGGGTTTAATCATTGTCTTAGGCTTGCTAAAGAAGTCTGCTAGATAGTTGTATTCTTCTTCCTCTAAGCACTCAGGTTTATTATAAGGAAATATCTTATTTAGTTTCGCCTTTCTGTCGTCGCATCCGCAGTCGTCACCAGCTATAAACTTAACGAGCTTTTTTATTCCTGTAGCTTCTGTTACTTTTTCTATAGTGTCACCTAAGCCCTCGGAGGTTTCCTCGTTTGCCTCGTTAAAGCGTTCTTTCCATTCTTTATACTCCTTAGTTCTTTTGTCTAAGTTCTCGTAGTATTCGTTACTCTTCTCCATTGTCTTCTAGTTTAACCCCGTATACACTTCTTTTAGGTATGTAAGGGCTTGTTATTAATTTGCGTTCCTTGTATTCGTCAAGTCCTATTCTAGTATATATGTCCTTGCTTAAAATTATCTCTTCATAGTCAGGGTACTTATCTATGAAGTCGTCTATTATCTTAAATGCTTTTCCTGTTGTCATATCTTTTCGTAGTCCTCGTTTATGTAGTCTTCGTAGTCTTCTCCTACTGCTTCGCTTATTCTCTCCTTACAAGTTTTAATAGTGTGAAAGATTGAGCTTAAACTTATCTTTGTTTCATTGCTTAATTCTCTCATGCTTCGACCGTCCTTGTATAGTTTCCATAACATTTCATCGTACCAGTGCCAGTTCTCTACTTCTTCTTCTATTCTTTCGTGTATCTTTTCTAGTTCCTCTTTTCTGTCGCTACCTTCCGCGCATAGATAACGCAGCTCATCTAAATCTATTTTGCATACTTTACTTTGCTTCCTGTGTAGGTCGTAAGTCATGTTACGTAATATATAATATACGAAAGTATCTGCAGTTTGTTTTTTAAGCTCGATATTCATAAGCTTAATATACATCTCCTGTACTATGTCCTCAGAGAAGTCCCCTCCTCCCAAGTTCTTAACTATGTTAACCCATTTGCTATGCTGGGCGTAAATTGTTTCCATGTTGACAAATATAAATAAAAAAAGGGAAGTCGTTAAACTTCCCCCTAAACATTAAAACTAAACCATGAAACACGACAAAGATAACATTATTTCTCATAACTCAGAATAAACTTTTCGCATCTCCTTTTTACATTGCTTTCATGTAAGCCTTGAAGCTTTGCCACGTGTCTAAATTGTCGATACGTTTGAACTACGGCAGCGGTTGCTTCTATCTTAGTCCACTTAACCTCATCTCTAAGCTGAGGGACTAACTCGTCTAGCTTTTTAAGCACTTCTGTTTTTTTCATATTAAAAAGGTAAATCGTCGCTGTGCTGTGCGGCTTGTGCTACTGTTTCCTCTTTTGGCTCGTAGGTGTCTAGCTTCGCATAAGGCTTGCCACTTTTACCCATTAACACACTTAAGTTAACCCAGCCGTTTTTATTGTTAGCTTTTATAAACTTCTCAAACTCTTCGACCTTTACGCTTAAATTACATAGCACGAAGTCGGGCGCGTTCTCATTCTTTTTAACGATTAAACCGTCTGCAAAAATTGTTTCACTCATCTTATTTCTATTTTGTTAATTTACTAATTGACGCTTCAAGCATATTATAATACTCTCTACACTCTTCTACTCTTTCTTTCATTTTTTTTACCGTGTTTTCGTCGTACTCTACCTCGAATATCTTTACACGTAAGTTCTCAGGTATTCTATCGTATTGCATTCTATCTCTAACCTTTTGCTCTATCTCTAAGGCTTGCTCGTCTGTAGGATCAATAGCTTTTAGTTTCCACGTTTCTCTCCTTATCTCGTCCTGTATAGCGTCCTCAGTATGATTAATTAAACAATAAGCTACGTAGCCGTTAAGCTTTCCTGTTAAGTCCATGTAAGCCAAAAGCTGGTACATATAATCTTTATTCGGCAGCTCGCTATCAAACCAAGGAAACGTAGTAGCGTCCCAGCTAGTTTTAATATCTATAATAGAATCCTCAGTAATAATATCGGGCGTTCCTACAAAGTAATCGTTTTTGAAGCGTTCCTCGTTTTTCTGTACTCCAAAATTGCCTGTAACCTTTGAGAAAAATAATATACTATCGTCCTCTTGGTTAGTACCCCTTTCAGTGTATCGGTTAGAGAAATCTTTTTTAATACCGAACTCGTTGTATAAAAATTGTTCCTCTACAGCAGTCTTAGCCGTCTTACTTAAGAACTCCGACTTTGTGCGAGGGTTAGCCATTATTTTACCAACCCCCGAAGCATGACAATAGTACTGTTTCATATTTCCGTTTTTAGTTTATATAGTTTAGTTAAATCCTCATCACTCAGCTTTTCGAATATATCAGCTAAATGGCTTCTAAATCGTGCTGGCTCGTGTGTGTACTTTCCTGTTAACTCTAAGCCTCTTTTCCTGTAGTCTGCAGTTTCTAACAAAGTGAGCTTATTAATAGTATTTTCTCTGTTCATTGTTGTAGGCTTTTAGTTTGTTCACTTGTTAACTCGAACTTCTCTATAAGTTCCTCCTTCGTGTAAGTACCCTCAGCAATAGCTCTAACCGCCTTGTTGAACTGAGCAGAAGTTAAACTAGCTTTCTTAACTACTTTCTTTTCCTGTTCGCCCGCTGCGTCATTATCGACGTCCGTCACAAGTCCAAGAGCAGAACTTATAGCGTAGCGACGAAAATAAGAACAACCAGCACCGAAGCTCTGAAAGTCGTTCATACCTTTTAATTGTACGTAAGGCATAGCAACCTCGCTAGATACTTTCTCCCCGCTGTCAATATGAAAGATAATTGTTTCAATATAATTAACGCCTTCTTTAGTTCCTAAGTGCTGCATGAAGCCTAAGCCATGCTTTTTTAATAAAGGGTTAATCTTTTCAAAGATAGTCGGGAGGTCAGCGTATGAATAGCCGTAGCCTTTTGTCCCCTTGTGAATTGTTGGTACTTCTTGCTGAAAATCAGCAATTGCTTTAAATAAATTTTTCATGTTTAAAAGTTTAATTGTTTATGCAAATATAGTTATTTAGAATTGTTACGCAAGTTTTTTAATAGTTTTTTATATTTTTTTGTTAGTTCCTTGATTTCGTCGATAGTCATCTTTAATGGCTCAAGGTCTTTGCGCTCTAACCTGTTAACTCGCTCCTCTCCTATTCTGTTTATTAATTCAATTCGATAGTTTATTAAGTTACCTGAGTAGAAAGTGTTACAGCGTTCGCATTGCTTATGTACGTTGTCTTCGTTAAAGCGAAGCTCAGGGGTACTGCCTACGCTCATGTAGTGTCCCGCGTTCATCTTGCCGTTATACGTTCCGCATGAAATACAGCTTCTATCTTTATCCCTTTCACGTATGTAAGCATTAAAAGAAGCTTGTGCCAGTTTCAAGTAGTCTGAGCGAGTAAGTAGCTTTTCTTTGAGTTCCTTCTTTCTGTCCTTCCATTGCTTCTCCTTTTGTAGTTTCGTGTATTCGTAGCCGCACTTGGTAGAACAAACAACCTGAAGCGGGCGTAATGGCTCAAACTTTTCTTTACATACTTTGCACTTTTTAGCTCTCATAGTTAAAAAAGTCTTTGTTGTGAAACGTGGTTCTGTATTCTCTCAATTGCTTTGTCGTAGTATTCTTTATCGAGTTCGCACGCGGTTAGCTCGAATCCGTAATCGTGGCACGCTATTGCGATGCTTCCGCTTCCTAAATGAGTATCAAGAATTTTATCTCCTTGCTTTGCGTATTTGTCTAAAATCCATTTGTAAAGTGCTACGGGTTTTTGTGTTGGGTGTATGCGTGTTTCTTTGTTTTTCATGTCTTCTTGTAACATTCCGTTCCATCTAAACTTGTATTTTCTTGTAACGTCAGAAAATGAATGATAAGCCAATTCACAATCCGAATAAACACCTGTATTATCCTTGTCCCAAACTATGCGACCCTTACCAAAAATTTTATCGTAATAATTAACACCCCATATAATCTGATTTTTTGAAACCCTAAATAATTCTATCCAGTAATTATCTTTAGGCGCGCCATTTAGTGAATCTAAATTAAAACTTTTATTCACTTTTGCAGCTTTATCGTTTGCAGTTATTTTAAACGTATCTTGATACGGCGGGTCTACTATTGCAAGGTCAAAATAGTTATCAGGATAGCGAGCCATTAAAGCCATGTTGTCCTCGTTTGTGATTTCAATGTTTTCTGTTACTTTCATAATAATTCTTTTACCTCGTTTAGTTGTTTCTTAAGTTCGTCTATCTCCTTATCCTTTTCAAGTAGTAACTTATACTGGTTAAAGTTTTCCCTGTTTGTCTCGGTTAACTGCTTATCTACAGAAACGAGAAAATAATACAACTCAGTTAATCCTTCAATACATTTGTTGTTAGTCTCTATCCATTCATGGCTAGGCTGTTTCTCCTTTACCTTCTCGTTAATTAATTTTAACTGCTCGGCTGCTAGTCTTATAGCCCCTTTGCTTAATACTACATCTATTGCGTAACTCATGGCGTTTTAATTGTTTTCCATATCTCGTGCGGGTCTTCATCTAACCCATTTTCAATATCAAAGTTAATGTTTTTAAATTTGTTTAAGTCCTCCCTCGGCTCGTTAGTTACTATCTTCTGCTGAAAAGCCTGAGGGCGTTTAATTACATCCACCCCGTTAACCGTTAACCCTAAACCGAAGTTATAGTCTAACATAATTGGCTGGTCTTGAAAAGTAGGCTTACCTCCCGTGTCCGTGTCTTTTATTTTTGCTACTTCAATCATAGTAAATCTCCATAACTCAGCGTGTGACGTCAATCGGTGTATAACTACGAAATCGTCTGCTTTATTCGCAAATGCTTTACCTCCTTCAATATCCGACTTGAAAGGTATTCGTACTTGCCCGTTCCACATATGGTCTTTAGGGTAAACAGCTCCTAACCTTCCGCTGGCGCTTGTAGGGTGTGCGTTAATAAATACCGAGTGCTTGCCCTCTTTAGTTACCATCTTTAGCTCGTTCAATACGTCGTAGTTACTAGAATAAGTTAAATCTGTCTTAAGTGAGTTCCAAGGGTCTATAAGTAGCGTATCTCTTCCTGAGTTTAAGTACAGGTCTATTACCTCCCGCGGCTCGTATCGTTTAGTATTGTCGATAAAACTAAAGTGGTTTTCTAGCTTCATCTCCGCTCGTCGTATTTCTTTGTGGCTTAAATCCATAAAGGGCTTATTGCAGTACATCTGTACAAGGTCGCGCATTATCTTACCCGCGCTGTTTTCATCGCAGAATAAACAAAAGCTTAAATCGTGGTTAGTTGCTAGTGCTAGAAAGTACCAAAGTTGAAAATACGTCTTACCTACATTATCATGCCCCAGGAATATGTTTAACTGGTTGTGCTTGTAAACAAAGTTATCATCTAAAGCGCAGCCTAGTTTTAAGCCTTTAGGTATCTTACCGTCGCGGTAGTCCGTCAAAAACTTTGTGCTGTGTCCGTTGTTTAGTATCATGTATTCGTAGCTTTTTTAACGTGTTCTACTAACTTATCTTGAATCGGCTCTTTGTCCTTATTCCATTCCTTGTCGTTCTTTGCCCAAGTTGCTAATCTACGCTTTAAATCAAATACTTTTTCCATCTCAAAGCGCATTTTCTTTCCGTTAACATTACTTTCTGTCCAATAATTGAAAAACCTTTTGCACATATCGTCGCTGTATGTTCCTACAAAATCCTTAACAAGAATACCAAACTCAATCTTTCTATCGTTTAAGGTTTTTAAAGTAGAGGGTTTACCCTCGTCTACTTCTTTGTTTTCTTGTTCTTTGTTTAATTGTTTATCTATACTAACAATGCTTTGACTTTGCTTTGGCGTGTGCTTTGTACCGTGCTTCGACAGTGCCGTGTCTAGTGCTTTGGTAGGTGCTTTGGTAAAATTTACAATAGCAACTATGTTAGATGAGTATTGATTAACCGACTTTTCTATCATTTCAAGAAAACCCCATTCGACTAAATCGTTAAGTCCTTTTGAGTATGTTCTCCAATTCTTGACGCCTATTGCTTCCATTACCATTTGAGAAGGTAAGCCAAATTTTTGCTTCCATCCTAAACGGTTACAATGTTCGATTGAAAAAAAGTAAATAGATGAGTGGATAGGTTTTATCTTCTCAGGATTTTCAAATGCGTAATCCCAAAACGCGCGCGACAATTCATAGCTGTTCATTGACTCCATTTTTATTATGACACCAATTTAAAAAAAAGGGGGAAAGGCTGGTGTCGTTACCTTTTACTGGGATGCCTCCGCAAACCCCTTTGCAAATATAAGATTAATATCTTAAACTTATCTTATTTCTTGAACGATAATTATAAATATCTTCAATCAAAGTTTTATATTGGTCACGATTAGCGCAATCAACCATAGCAGTAGGCTGTAATCTTAACTTATGCATAAACTCATTAAAGTCAAATTTATCATTTAATAGCAATCCAATCATAGTACCAACAAAAGAAGTTCGCGTATAATTATGGTAATAAGGTTTAATCATTCTTATTTTATTTGCCCAATCTTGTGCAATTTCAAAATCTTTACCTATCCATGTGCCTTCTTCAAATACTTCTTTTAAATTTTTACTTCTGTCTGTTTTGTATTTAGCAGAAATTGCATTGTGATTACCTCCCGTAACATTAGAACAAAATGCGATACAATCGTTAAAAGTAAAGTCATCATTCTTATCTACAAACTTTCTTAATTTAACGTAAGACTCAATACCCATATCAGCATATCCATTCATAAAATCCTTCTTCGTCCAATTCTTTTGGTTTAGATTTAATGTATGAACCTCTCTTAAGGTGTATCCATTAATCATTATGTAGTAAACAAATGTACCAACTTCTCTAGCAGCAGCTAATCTATGCTGTCCGTCAATAACTTCAAAACTTTCATTTACTATAATAGGGTTGCATTTCATTCCGTACTGCTCAACACTTGCAGACAATCTTCTTATGTGTTGTAAGTTTGGAACTCTGTTCCCGTCAATAGACTTAAAAATAGATAAGTCGTTAGTTCTGTAAACCTTGTTTACTTCTACTCCTTTTTGCACTTGGCTACTGTTGTTCGCCATTGGTGCTGTTTTTGTGTTAAACATTTATTTGTTATTTATTAGTTACTAAAACAAAAAACCCTCGCTAATCCATCAGGCTCTCACTTCTGATTTCATAACGAGGGTTAATTAAAATCCCTTTGTTGCTTATTGTGAGAGCGCAACGTGTACAAATATAATAAATTAATCTAGTTTCAAGTTATATTCGTCTAATAATCTTACTATTTTATACCTACAATTTTCTAAAGCTTCATAAGCTTGCTCTGTTAAGTCGGTATTGTACTTTACTTCCGACCTTATATACTGGTCTAAGTCCCAAAGTGCTAACTTCCATTTGTAGCCGTCTAAGGCTGTTAACGCTTCCTCTGCGTCTTCGTCTTTAAATTCTAGTGTTATTTTCATAAGTCAAATATTGTTGTTTGGTTAATATCTTGCTTTCTTTCTATTCCTAGGTATGTTTCAAAGATAGTTCTTCC